GGCGGTTGTCGAAACCTACCACACCCGCGCAAAGACGCTTTATCCCGAGGGCAAGCCCGCTGGATTGGTGGCCTTTGAAAAGGTGCAACAGGTTCCCGAAGCGGTGAATGAGATTGTCGGCACGTCGGACATCGGCCCGATGATTGCCGCCCACCTTGGCGACAACCCCGCAGAACTGGACCGGATCAATGGGCTAAGTCCATTCCACCAGGTGCGCGAGTTGACACTCCTTGAAGCACGCCTGACGCCCGCAACCGGGTCGAAGGTTCCCCCAAAAACCGCCACGGATGCGCCCGAACCTCCGCCAACCGCGCGAGGCTCAAACGGTCAGTTCAAGGTTGCCGGTGATACCGGAGACTTTGCGGCCTTTGAAAAGCAGTACCGCATTCCGGGCTAATGGCCTGAGCGCCAGAAAGTACCGCCACTATGGCTAACGCATATGCAACCCCGAAGGTCTACGCCAACGTCGGCCTAGCCCTCCTCAAGAACCAACTTGTCATGGCGAAGTTGACCGACAGCGAATCCGTGAACAAGGAGTTTGTCCCCGGCGTCGGCACGACCGTTTATGTGAAGCGCCCGCCCGAGTTCACCATCCGCGACGGCGCTGCGGCGTCCAGCCAAGATGTGGTCGAGGGCGAAGTGGCCGTGGTCTGCGACAAGCAGAAGGGCGTCGACGTTCAGTTCACCGGCTACGAAGCCACGACGAACATTGACCAGCTTCTGAAGTCGAAAATCATCAAGGCGGCGATGACGCAAATCGCTTCCCAGATTGACGGCGACCTGATCGACCAGACCAAGTTCTTCAACAACTCGGTCGGCACCTACGGAAACACCATTTCCACGGTTGCCGGGTTCTTTGCGGGTCCTCAGCGTCTCGACGAAATGGGCGTTCCCATGTCGGACCGAAACGCCATCATGACCCCGGCTGACGGCTACGCTCTGGCTGCGACCTTCACGGGTCTGGCCGCGCTGGCTGGCGACACGGCAATCAGTGCTCTGCAAAAGGCGAAAATCCCGATGCTCGGCAACACCCAGCCGTACATCACGCAGACCATCCCCGCCATCACGACCGGCGACCGCGTGACCACGACCACGCTGGTCAACGGCGCGAACCAGAACGTCACCTATGCGTCTTGCCGCACGACCTACACGCAGTCACTTGTCTGCGACGGTCAAGCGTCCAAGACCTACAAGGCTGGCGAGAAGTTCACGATCAACGGCGTCAACGCGGTCAACCCCCGCACGAAGGCCGATCTCGGTTATGCCCGTCAGTTCACCATCATGGCCGACGCTACGTCTGCCGGCGGTGGCGGCGACGTGACCCTGACCATCTCGCCCCCGATCATCACCTCGGGTGCGTTCCAGACCTGCACGGCGGCTCCGGCCAACAACGCGCAGCTGACCCACCTTGGCGCTCTGTCCACGACCTACCGCTTCAACGCCGCTTTCCACAAGTCGGCGATCAAGCTGGTCAACGTGAAGCCGCCGAACCCCTACTCGGGTGAAAGCGATTACGCCACCGACCCCGACACCGGGATCAGCGTTCGTTACTGGCGCTATTCGGACGGAACCAACGACCTCCACAATCACCGTTGGGACGTCTACTACGGCGTAAAGAACGTGGACACCCGTCTGGGAACCACGATGTTCGGCGCCTAAGCGTCATTGATCGGCCCGCTCTGAAAGGGGCGGGCCACCTCATTCTCATTCGAAAGGGACAAGCCGATGGCTGTTCAATATCTCGGGGACAACCCCATCAACGGCGGTGTTTCGCTTGGTCAAGCCGCCACCTCGCTCATTAGCCTTTATGGCGCCACTCCCGTTGCCCAGCGCAGCTCGACCGTGCTGGCGACCTCGACCATCTCCGCTTCCAGCTATGTGACTGTCGGGTCCAACCTGACCGCTATCATTCTGGAACTGGTCAACGGCCAAATCGCCCTCGGCACGCTGCGGACGACTGCCTAAGTGACTGCGGAAGCGCCCTCGGTTGCCTCTGTTCCGGGGGCGCTTCTTCACGTCGGGTGCGGGTATAGCCCGTTGCCTGATTTCCTCTCCTTCCTGAACTACAGCGAAACCCGTCTGGACATTGACCCGCGATGCGAACCCGATGTGGTCGCGTCAATGACCGATCTGGGGGACATTGGTTCTTTCGATCTGGTGTTCTCGCATCACTCACTGGAACACCTCGCGCCGCATGACGTGGGTGTTGCGCTGAAAGAGTTCCGCCGCGTGTTGAAGCCGTTTGGTGCGGCACTGGTGTTTGTTCCCGACCTTGAAGGCGTCGAGCCTACGGATGAGGTTCTATTTGTCAGCCCGGCTGGCCCTATAGCGGGTCTGGACCTGTACTATGGGCTAAGGTCGGCCCTGTTGGAACAACCCTACATGGCGCACCGGACGGGCTTTGTGAGCAACACCCTACGCGCGGCGCTGGAAAGCGCGGGCTTTGCGCGGGTGGTGATCCAAAGGCTTCCCGACCATAACTTGCTGGCGATTGGATACGTCCAGTGAAGGTTGCGCTTTGCACGCCAACCCTTGACCAACCGCTTCCCGCCTACGTCAAGGCAATGGAAGCGTCATTGCCCACGCTGAAAGAGGCGGGGATTGACTACACGCTGCTGATCGAGGTGGGGTGCCCTTACATCTCGGGAGCCAGAGCTACGCTACTCCGTAAAGCCTTGGATGCTGGTGCGGAGACGGTGGTTTTCATTGACCATGACCTGTCATGGAGGCCGGAAGACCTGCTAGACCTGATCCAGACGCCGGGCGAGGTTGTCGCGGGTGTCTATAGGTTCAAGAAGGATGACGTCGAGCATATGGGAACGCTGGCGCTTGATAGCGACGGCAGGCCGATAGGCAGAGCGGCGGACGGAACGAACACCCTGGTATTGAACGCAGAGCGCGTTCCCGCCGGGTTTATGAAAATCACCCGAACCGGGGTGGAACGGTTTATCAGGGCCTACCCGCACCTTTGCTATGGCTCGCCGATTGCCCCCCATGTTGACCTGTTCAATCATGGAGCGTTTGAGGGTGTGTGGTGGGGTGAGGATTACGCCTTCTCTCGCAACTGGCTGGCTTGCGGCGGGGATTTGCTGGTTTTGCCCGATCTAAGCCTAACCCATCACAGCGCGACCGCTGAGTTCCCGTTTAATCTGCACCAGTACCTTATGCGCCAGCCGGGCGGCGCGTTAGCGGAGGCGGCATCATGACTATGCGTGACACCCTGACCGCTGCAATCCGCATGATCGGAGTGCGGGCGCTGTACGACACGCCGGACGAAGTAGAGATGAACTTGGCTCTTGAATCCTTCCAGAGCATGATCGGCACCCTGCCCAAAGTTCGCCTGACTGACGTGCTGGTGGATGCGGACTACACCGCCAAAGAGGACGAGCGGATATTCAACACAACCGGCGCACCCGTTCTCATTACCCTGCCTGATACGATAACCGACCCGATCACTGGCGTTGAACGTCCGCCTCGCAACGGGGCGATGGTGGTGGTCGCGGTGACGGGTACGCGGCATATCTACATCTCCGAACTAGGCGCATGGAAAACGGCAACCGGCCTGACGCTGGAAAGCGAACAACCTTTTGGCCCTGAGCATGAACAGGGATTGAGGGCCATGCTTGCGGTGCGGATTGCGCCGGAATTGCAGCGTCCGAATGTCCCTGATTGGGTGGTGTCAATGGCTGAAGCCGGACGGCGCACCATCCGCCAGCGGTTCCTGCAAACGTACAAGATAACAACGGACCCGCTCCTGCTTGACCGCTTCCAGAGACACGGGGTGTATGTCTGATGGCCTTGAAATACTCCACCACGCTCCGCAATGCCCAGCTTGACGCCATCACCACGGCAGTCGGTACGTCGGGTATCCTGCGGATTTACAGCGGGACCCGTCCAGCCAACGTCGCGGCGGCTATCACCGGCACGTTGCTTGCCGAATGTGTTTGCAACGCCTCGGCCTTTGCGGCGGCGGCTTCGGGTGGCGTGCTTACGGCCAGCGCCATCGCAGACGATAGCAGCGCCAACGCGAGCGGCACGGCGAGCCACTACCGGCTTTTCCGTTCGGACGGCACTACGGCGGTCATTGACGGCGATGTATCCACCTCTGGCGCTGACCTGAACCTTGACAACACGTCGATAAATTCTGGTCAGGTGGTCAGCATTACCAGCTTCACCATTACGGCTGGAAATGCCTGATGAGCGGAACCGGCACCGCAACAATCGACTTTGGGGCCTTTCCGGGATCGAATGAGGCGTCAATTACGTTTGCCGATGCGACCGTCGGCGCTGGTTCCAAGGTTGAAGCGTTCATCATGGCCGCTGACACGACGTCCGACCATACGGCCAATGACCACAGATACGCCGGGCAATTCTTCTCGCTGACCGCAAGCCCGAACGCGGGTGTCGGCGGGACGATCTACGCTCGTTCAATTCACAAGATGCAGGGGACATATGCCGTCCGCTACGTCTGGGCAGACTAGGGATATACGATGGCTCTTGAAACCAACATTGTCGGCGGCGTTTCGGGCGGCAAGCAGGAAGTTGACGCAAACAAGAACGCTTTTGTCATCACGCCCGGCTACACCGCTGGCGGTGTTGCGTTTGGTGGCGGTCCCGATGCGGGCCTGACCCTGCAATCAGAGAACGACAGCGGCGCGCTGACCGGCACTCGCCACGTCCACGCGCCTGAGACGGACGAAGACTATCGCCTGCGGGTAGCCCTTGATAACATGCTCGACACAGAGCAATTCATCGACACGGCCCAGAACACCGGCAAGTTCTCCCACGCCTTCACAACCCTGACCGCGACGTCTTCCACGGCTGGCCTGTTGACCAACTCCGGCAACATTACGACCACGACGACCGGCATGACGTTCGGCACGTTTGCCCAATTCCCCATCGGGGGCACCAACACGCTGGTTTGCGAAACGGCTCTGGCCTTCTCCGCGCAACCAAACGCCAACACCGTGATCGACTTCGGCCTGTTCCAGCGGGGTGCCTCGACGGCGTTCCTTGGGCTGGATGGCGTCTATTTCCGGATGAACTCGGGCGGGCTGCAAGGCATCGTCAACAACAACGGCGTGGAAACCTCGACGGGCGTCTTCCCGCTGGCCTTGGGTGCGGGAACCTTCGCCTACACGAACAACCGCGTTTATCGGTTCCTGATCCAAACGACCAACGTCGCGACTTCGTTCTGGATTGACAACCTGAAGGTGGGCGAAATCCCCACGCCTGCCGGTCAAGACAGCCCGTGCCAATCGCGTGCGCTTCCGTGGTCGATCCGTCATGCCATCGTCGGCGGTGCGGCTGGCGCGGCAACCCAAGCCTTGGTCAAGGACTATCGGATTTTCCTCCGTGGCCCGCAATTCGCGGACAAGCTGTCAACCATCGGCAACCGCGTGCTTGGTTCCTATCAGGGCTTGTCGGGCAACACGATGGGTAGCCTTGCGACCTACCCGAACAACTCAAACCCGACCGCGGCCGCGCCTGCTAACGGCTCGCTGACGGCCAACCTTCCGGGCGGTCTAGGTGGTCAAGGGCTTGTCACGGCAGCCGTTGCAGCGGCCACGGACGGCATCTGGGGCAGCTATCAGGTTCCGGCTGGTACGGCAGCGGTCCAAGGCCGCAGGCTGGTTGTGCGGGGCATCAGGCTTCAATGCGTCAACACGGGCGCGGCGGTTGCTACCACGGCAACGGTTGTGCAGTTCTCGCTGGCCTTTGGCCATACGGCTGTGTCACTGGCCACTGCTGAAACCGGCTCGTTTGTTACGGCTACGGCCAAGGCCCCGCGCCGTGTTGCTATGGGCTTTCAGTCGTGGCCTGTCGGTGCTGCTATCGGCGCACCGCCTACGGAAGGCCCGATCTACTTCGACCTTGAGGACGCCCCAATCTACGTCAACCCCGGCGAGTTCATTGCCTTGGTGGGTAAATTCATTGTCGGCACGGCTACGGCCTCGCAGACCATCGCCTTTGTGTGGCAACCCATTTACGGCTGGGAATAACCCTCTGACGAGAGGCTGATCTATGTCTCTCCTTCTTGCGGTCCTCGTTGCGGGGACCATCACGGGAACCGCCGCGCAAACGCAAGCGCCGGACGTCGGCGCGGCTTCGGGTGCGGTTCTCATTACGGCGACCGCTTCCGCAACCCAAGCGGCGGACACCGGATCGGCAAGCGGTGCGGTTCGCATCACTGCCACGGCTTCGCAAAGCCAAGCCGATGACACCGGAAATGCAACGGGCTCTGCCCCGCTTGCGCCCATCGTCGGCACGGCAAGTTCTACGCAAGGGCCGGACACCGGATCGGCGTTTGGTTTAATTGATCCGATCTACGCTTATCCGATTCCTCTGGGTGGCAATGAGAACGCAACCGGCGTTGTGGCTGGTTCCGCAACCGCAACACCCATTCCGGGACCGTCTACGGCCTCGGGCTCGCCTGTCTCGGGAAGCACGACTATCGCGCCTCCCCGTCCCGCAACCGTTTACGCATAGGAGCCAACATGGCTGACAAAAAAACCATCAACGGCTCCGACCGTTGGGTATCCATCACGCCTTCTGACACGGTGAACATCCTCGAAACTCCGCGCGCCATCCATTGCGATGTTGCGGGCAATGCCGTGCTGGTCGGTGTGGACGATGTAGCCGTGACGTTTGCGCTTAATGCCGGGACAACCTATCCCTACCAGCCAAAGCGCATCAACTCGACCAGCACGACGGCAACGGGTCTTAAGGCCCTCTACTAGTGCTGAAACCCGGTAGCCCGCTAATAGATCGGCGGATATTGGACATAGACGCCCGCTATGTGGCTTTCCTATCGGGTGGCGTGCCGTTGACGGATTATCCCGGCGAGACGTTGCAATGCCGGAACGAGCTGGACCGCACGAACTGGATGGAACTGCGGGACCTTTGCCGCCAAGCCATTGAAGCCGAGAAAGCCTACTACGCCGCTAACGAGTTGCCTGATCCGGTTGACGGTTGGGGCGCCGGACTGATTACGGCTCCTGGTATCCGCACAACATCCAACGCCTACATTCGCCCGACGGTTGCCGCAACCTTGGTTATCCTTGCAAGCATCACGACATGGGCCTTTGAGGCTCAAGCCAACTGGTGGCGTATGAAGGATGAGGCAAGGGCCTGCGTTAACCGGCAAGACCTTGAAGCAATCGACCTTGAGCAAGGGTGGCCCTGATGAAAGCTGTGCGCCGCTACCTTGAGAACGTGGTCGCTGGCCTCTCGCACCTGATCAACGCTTTGACGGGTGGGGATGCGCGGGTTTCATGGTCGGCAAGGCTTGGGGCAGAAGCCCACAACGGCAACGTGCTTTCCGCTGTGCTGGCCCTTATAATTGACACCGTGCTTTTCAGCCGGGGCCATTGCTACGAACACGCGCAAGAGGAGGGGTTGATTTGACGGCTGTCCCTTTCCTGCTGTCATCCTCGGCCCTGTCCAACTTCGCCCCGATCAGGACCACGAATGTTCACGTAGAGGCTAACCCGGCCTCGCAGGCGGCTCCTGTGGCCCTTGTAGCGCGTCCCGGCCTGTCTACCTTCGCCAGTGTCGGAACCGCCCCCACGCGCGCCCTGTGGCAGAAGCAAGGGCTTTTCGAGAACGCGGCGTTGATCGTGGCTTCGGGTGAAGTCATCTCGCTGTCATCGTCGGCTGTCCAGAACACCTACAGCGGCACAAGCATTGCCGGGGATGATTTGGTCGAGATCGATGGTCAGTTGGATGCTGACTATAACTCGGAAGCCTACATCGCCAACGGGTCGGCGTTCTACAAGGCGGTTTACAACCCGCTGACCTCGGTTCGGTCTGTGGTGCAAATCACCTTCCCCGATGCGTTCAACGCGGGCGCGACTTCGGTTGGCTGTCTGTCGGGCTATGTGCTTGCGACCCAAGCGGGTAGCGATGCGGTCTATTACCAAATCCCCGCCGCCTCGACGTTTACGGCCCTGCAATTCGCCTCCGCTGAATATGCGCCGGACGCGAACGTCTGTATCCGGGTTGTGGGCGACATAGCCTGGTTGATGGGCGAAACGACCTTAGAAGGCTGGCGCGCTACGGGTAGCTCAACATCGCCCCTAGAGCCTGTCGGCGGCCTGAAATTTGACGTCGGCTGTAAGACCAAGGCCGCAGCGGTCAATTGCCGTGGCACGCTGGTGTTTGTGGATTCGGACGGTTCGGTTCGGATGACTTCGGGTGGGGCTCCTGAAACCATCTCCGAAAAGGGCCTTGCGGAGCAAATCGGCAACACCGCTGTCGGTGATATACGCGCCTCGTTCTACATCAAGGATCAGCGCCCGATCTATCGCCTGACCTTGGCGGCGAACGGGTCATGGGATTACGACCTGTCGGCGGGTAAGTGGACGCAAGCCAACTCCTACGGCTACGCCTACGCGCGCGCTCACCTGTTTGCCAATATCGGCGATATGGTGCTGGCTGCGGATTCCGCATCGAACGCCATCTGGACCGTTGACCCTGACAGCCGCCTTGACGTAGCGGAGACGTTCACGGTTGAATTTCACGCGCTTCTAGAAGTGAAAGAGGGCCGCGCTCCGATTGGCAATCTGGAACTGGATTGTCTGCTAGGCGATGCACCACACACCGGCCAAGGCTCCGCACCGCTGATCAGCCTGCAAATCAGCAAGGACGGCGGATATACATTTGGCCCCATCCAATACCGTAGCCTTGGGGTAACTGGCTCCCGCCTAACCGCTCCGCGCTGGAACGCCTTGGGTGACGCGGTGGCTCCGTTTGGGGCTCTGTTCAAGTTTCAGGTATCCGACCCGGTTGGCCGTCGCTTCTCGGGTGCTCGCATCAATGTCCCTTAGATCGGTCCCGCTATTTGACCGTGAAGGCCGACCCACCACGTTCCTGATGCGTCAATGGGCGCAGCGGGGCGCGCTACAGCCGCTTTACGCTGGCACCCGCTACCTTGACACCGGAAGGGCCGGATTGCCCGTGCTGAGGGGTTTGTGGGCCGTAGCGTTTCCAACCCGTAGTCCGTTGCCCTTTGAGCCAATTGCCAACAGCGACGGGACCGGGACGCAACGATGGTGGGATGTGTTTGGTGATTAGTGAAGACAAAGACGAAAGGTTCTGGCGTGGCGTTTATGAGCATCCCTCGGTCAAGCCTCACGTCTCGTTTGGGCATGACATTGACCTCGCCGACCTCCTCGGAAATGAGTGGGTCACTCCGCTTCGGGCGGAACATGGCGGGTTCTTTTTCGTCCGGCTCGACGGGCTTGGCAGGGTGCATGAGCTTCACACCCTGTTCACCCCCGAAGGATGGGGCCGGGAAGTCCTGCAAGCCTTGAAGGAAGCCGTCGAACTGATGTTCCAGCGCGGCGCACAGATTATCACGACCTACGACGTCGAGGGCAACTGGCGATCCAAGCCACCCAAGACGTTCCGCTTTGAACCCGCTGGCGATTTTGCCGCGACACACCTTGGCCCCCGCCTGCGTACCTGGGTCTTGACCCGCAACGCTTGGGAAGCCTCTCCCGCTCGTCAAAGGATGGCACCATGCCTCTAGCCGCTTTGATCCCCGCTGCGATTAGCGCCGGAACCGCAATCTATGGCGCGTCACAAGCGAACAAGGCCAACAGCCGCGCCACAACGGCGGCTAACACGGCCAATCAGGCCAACATCGCGGCCAACCGTGAAAACCGCGATTACATTGCGGGCCTGAACCAGCCCAAGATTGCGGGCGGGAACGCAGCGTTTGATATGCTGCTAAAGGAGTTCGGCGTCGGCCAGCCCGCACCGCAACGCCAATCGTCCTACCAGTCTCCGACATACAGACCGCCGGTCGGTACATCGGCACAACCCGGCGCTATGTCAGGCCAACGCGGCGCACCCGGTCAACCGCAAGTCGGTGGCCCCACGGCCCCGCCTGACCCGCGCTATTCCTCGGCAGACGATTTCGGTGGACCCCAAGGCGGCAACTCCGGCCAGATGAGCATGTCTGACCCGTCCTATTTCAGCGGCGGCCCTGACGCGGGCTATGCGGGTGGCGTCCCTGCCCAACCGCAAGGCGGCTTTGACACGGGGGCCTATCTCAATGCCAACCCCGACGTGGCGCAAGAGTTTGAACGCCTGAACAGCACGCCCGAAGGCCAAGCGACCCTACAGGCCAACGGCGTGACCTCGCCGGATGACTACGCGGCCCGGCACTACGAAACCAGCGGCCAAGCCGAAGGGCGGCAAGTCCAGCAATACGCGCCAGACCCGGCTGACCCTAACGCGGCTCCCGATCTGATGAACGCGCGCCGTCCTGACATTGGACCGGCCCCGACGTTTGAGCGCCGCGAAGACATCCGGATGCAGGACTATGGTTCGGCCCCTGATGCAGCGTCGTACTACAGCAACTTCGAGGCAGACCCCGGCGCGGCTTACCGTGAAAAGGGCGCGCTTGACGCAATCAACGCGGCTTCGGCAGCGCGTGGCAGGCTGCGTTCCGGCGATGCGGCCAAAGCCCTGATGATTGAGGGCGCAAACCAAAAAGCGCAAGACTATAATAACTGGTTCAACCGCCAGACCCAACGCCTTGCCGCCGACCGTGGGCAGTTCAATCAGAACCGCTCGTTCGCAGGCAACCTCTACACTAGCCAGAACGCCCGACAGGATGCTAACTTCGGTGAAGACCGGACCTATGGGTCAAACCTCTGGGACCTGAACCGCCAACGGTCTGACGCCAACTTCAACACGGATCGTGGCTATCAGACCAACCGCGCCGACACCCGCGTGAACAACCTGTTTTCCATTAGCAACGCCGGAGACGCGGGCATCCGTAACGTCACGGCGGCGGGAAACAATTTCACCAGCAACGCGATGGACGCTAACGCCACCACGGCCAACATTGCGGGCAACAGCGCAATCAATCGCGCCAACGCTAACACTGATCTAATTGGCGGCATTGGCGGCGCGGTGAGCAACGTAGCTAACGCCTTTACGGGCGGCGGGCGCTTCTCGGCTCCGAATCTACAACGCAGCAATGCGGCTTCCGTTCCGTTTGACATGGCAACGCGCGGGTTTATCAACACGCCCGCCTCAATCCGTCCGGTGTTCTAATGGCGATCAACCTGTTCAAC